TTGGCGTTCGCGTCGGACCTGAATACGGGCATCTATAGCCCAAGCGCTGATCAGCTTGCAATCGCAACCAACGGCGTCGAGCGCGTCGAATGGGGCACCAGCGAGGTGGTGTTCAACGATGGCGGCGCTAATTATGATTTCCGCATTGAAGGCGATACAAACTCTTCGCTTTTCTTTGTTGATGCGTCAGCAGAAGCGGTAGGGATTGGCACTGCTGCGCCTAGCTCCTTGGGAAGTAATGTAACAACGGTTGAAATCCAAGGACCTACAACTACAAGAAGTGGCGGGATTCGGCTGTCCTCTAGTGACAGTTCGCAGAAAAGCGCCTTTTATGTTTACGATGGCGCCGCAGTTCTTGGCACAGAAACTGCTCATCCTTTGGGTCTATACGTCAGCAACACTGAAAGATGCAGGGTCGATACATCAGGTCGTTTTTTAGTTAACACGTCTTCTAGCGTTCCGGTCCTTTCAACGGTCACCGGAGCAGCAGTACAGGTCAATTCAAGTGCATTCGGATCTTACGCGCAAACTTGGTTTTATGGCGCAAATAACGAGTTTGCTCCAGTAATTATGCTGGCAAAAAGCAGAAATACCACCTACGGAAGTTATACAGTTGTCCAGAATAATGACCAGCTTGGAGGGCTTTGGTTTGCCGGTGATGACGGAACTGACTTAAACCAGTCCGGCGCAAAAATTGAAGCCTTTGTAGACGGCACGCCCGGCAATAACGACATGCCGGGCAGGCTGGTCTTCAGCACTACCGCCGCCGGAGCGAGCAGCCCGACGGAGCGGATGAGGATAAACTCGTTTGGATCTATTGGTTTTGGATGTACTCCAGATGGTTCGGCGAGTACACTTGGCGTTCAAACAGGCGGCAGTGCTGGATGGTTAATAACAAAAAGAAATAGCAATCCTGCGTTGTTTGTCAACAGAGGCGTGGATGATGGTGACCTTGTATTGTTCTATCAAGCTGATGTTTCAGAAGGGTCTATCTCCGTCTCTGGCACCACCGTTAGCTACAACGGTGCTCACCTTTCCCGCTGGTCGCAGCTGCCTGGCGGCGCAACCCGCGAAGAAATCTTACGCGGCACCGTGCTGAGCAACATCGACGAGATGTGCGCCTGGGGCGAGGAAGAAAACGAACAGCTCAACCGCATGAAAGTCTCAGATGTGGAAGGCGACCCCAACGTGGCCGGCGTGTTCCAAGCCTGGGATGACGACGACGACACCTACACCGACGACTTCTATTGCGCGATGACGGGTGACTTCATCATCCGCATTGCCGATGGCGTCACGGTGCAACGCGGTGATCTACTCATGTCCGCTGGTGATGGAACGGCCAAGCCCCAAGATGATGACATCATCCGCAGCAAGACCGTCGCCAAGGTGACTTCAACTCACGTCACCTGCACTTATGACGATGGCAGCTACTGCGTGCCCTGCGTGCTGATGGCTTGCTAAGCCTCGTAGTCCTACTCACTAACGCAGATAGCCAGCCCAGCTTTATAGTGGTGGGGCAGCGAGTTTGCGGCTCCTGCCCCTGGCCACAGTTCCCTAGAAACCATGACCCAAGAAGACTACAGGTATCCCATTGCCCCGCCGCCGGAGCTGGTGCAGCAGTGGTACGACCAAGCCAAACAAGACCCATGTGGTCCAATTAACTGGGTTGCTGTCCGCGCCGCCCAATGGGGCGCCGACCAGGAGCTGGAGGTGTGCTGTGAGGCACTGGACAATTTGAATGATGGGTTCTGGAGTGAAAAACTCCGCGCCGCCCGCCGCCCCAAGCCGCAGAGCTTGAAGGAGCAGGCGTTACAAGCACTTTCTGAAGCCGTCAAAATGGCCGATGACGTCCCGCCAGAGGGGATTTGCTCAGGCCAAGCAGACATTATCCGCCACGCACTGGAGCAACTTGATGACTGATTACCAGTCCACGGTACTTTCTGCCGTCTTGATTATTTTCATCATTATCGTTGATTGGCACTTCAAATGACTGACTTCCGAGAGCTGTGCGCCTGCATGGCTGACGAGCTTGATCATTACCGCCAGCTCCTAATGGATGATCGCCGCGAAACTCATGCGTTGGCGACCAAAGCCCGAGCCGCCCTAGCCCAGCCCGAGCCGGTGGCGCCTACGGATGAGGAGCTACTGGAGCTGATGCCTGAGACCATGCGGGATGAGTTTTCCTACGCGGCCAAGGTCTGCTCTGACGCAACCGGCGGCAAAGTCGAACCCGGCATCTTTCGCGTGGCGCTCAACACCGCTGCGCTGGAGTACGCCCAAGCTGTTTTGGCTCGTTACGCCCATTAGTCATTCCCACTAAAACCTTTTTGTTGATGTCACCAAAATGGTCCGAATCATTCGACAATGGTTATCGAACCGCCGTGCTAGGCGTGTCCTGAATCAGCCCGCCCCGTGGGAACGGCAGCTCATCCCAAACATGGGTATGAGATACCGGCATGACTACGGGCTGCTGAATGAAGACGAACGCGCTGCCGTGGATCAGCAGATGCTTCAGCTTGCAGAGGAGGTGGTGACGTGGTTCCGTCGTGAGGCTGATAACCACCATCTCAGCGTTGGCGGCGCGATCCTGCGGTTCAAGGCATCCAACATCCTTGAAGACCACATCAAAGCCTCGTAGTCACCTTCACTAGACACCCGTCTTAGACTCCCACCAACCACACAGCATCATGAGCATCACCTACAACTGGGCCATCGCCAACCTAGAACGCGAGGTTTCGGACGGTTACGTCTTTACCGCGCACTGGACGGTGGTGGGCATCTCTGATGACGTTGACCCCGAAGGCAATCCCTACAACTCCGGTGCCTATGGCTCCATGGGTCTGGAGCGTCCTGAGGGCAGCATGATCCCGTTCAGCCAGCTCACCCAAGAGCTTTGCGTTCAGTGGGTCAAGGACAAGTTTGGCCCGGATAAGGTCACCGAGATCGAGGAAGCGCTCGCTGCACGGATCGTAGACCAGCAGTTTCCGACCGTTGAAGCTGGCGTCCCGTGGCAGTAAAAGCAAAGGCTGGTCTAAGCGGCACCGTCCGCAAGGATCCTGTCCCCAAGACAACCAGCCAAGGGCAAGGGCAGCGCTCCAGGCCGCGACGTCGTGGCCGCAAAAAGCTGCGCGGGCAGGGTCGTTAAACTGATTACATGATCGAGGTCATCGCTGCTATTGCTGGAGCGTCGATCTCCGTTGCCGCGATGGGCGCGATGGGCTTTAGCCGTCGCAACGATGAAGCACGCGAAGCTGTAATTAGACTGACCGCTGCCGTAGAGCATATTGCCACACAGCTAGAGGTGCTGCATAAGGACATCAAGGAGGACCGTAAGGAAACTTTTTCACGTCTTAATGGCGTTGAGCAGCGCGTGACTATGCTTGAGGCACGGCCTACACGCTAACCCAGTGGACTTCCTTTCTCATCCCGCCTTCTGGATCATCGTCGCTGCTGCTAGCGAGCTGATCGCGATTAGCCCACTGAAGAGCAACAGCATTGTGCAGCTGGTGTTTCAGGTGCTGAACCTGTTGAAGGCAAAAAAGCGCTGACCTCGTTCGCTATTCGCAAACAGCGATTCGAGGCCCAGTTGCCGGCCAAGCTAGACCAAGCCGAAGCGGACTGGCACGCAGCGCAGCCCGTAGGCCCTGAGCCGGTGATTACGCATCACCCGGTAGACGACACACTGCAAACCGGAGATAGCCGCCTACTTGGCGGTGCAATGGAGATCAAGTCACCATGGTCAAACTGAGCGACCTGTTCCGGTACTACAAGCACGGCACGCCGCATCAGATGGCGGCCATCTCTGAATTGGAAGCAGAGCTGTTAAAGGTTGCGCCTGCAATCTTGAATAGGGACCAAGCCTGGTACAAAACCTGGCAGCAAGGCGGCAAGCTGCATAATTATGGGCCAGCGATAAAGCTGATAAAAGAGTTTGAGGGCTGCCACCTAAGCGCTTACCCTGATCCGCTTAGCGGCGGCGACCCGTGGACCATCGGCTATGGCACCACCAGGTACAGCGATGGCCGCAAGGTGCAACGCGGCGACAAGATTACAGTTATTGAAGCCAGCAGCCTGCTTGAACTTGAGATAGACCGCATTGCCGCCAAGCTGCGTGCGACGGTGCCGTTTTGGAATGCCATGAGCGGCAACCAGCAATGTGCGCTGATTAGCTTTGCCTACAACCTGGGCAGCGGGTTCTACGGATCCGAAGGATTCGAGACGATCAGCAAGCGCCTGAAAGAGAAGGACTGGGCAGGGGTGCCAGCAGCGATGCTGTTGTATCGCAACCCCGGCACCAGCGTCGAGGCTGGTTTGCTACGTCGCCGGCAGGCAGAAGGCAGACTGTGGGTTGGCGATCAGCAGCAGGGAGCAGCCAAACTGACGCCTAGCAGTCCGTTCAGCGCACGGATCACGCCGCACATCCGAATCGGTGAGTTTGCGCTAGACCAAGAGGCACGGCGCTTTGATCACCAGTACCAAGTAGATACCGCAGCTGAGCTGGCAGCATTCCTAGAACGCGCTCGTGGTGCATTTGGCAACAAGCCGCTCATCATCACGTCGGGTTACAGACCAGCAATCATCAATCGGCAGGTAGGTGGTGCCAGCGGCAGCGAGCACCTATTTAATGCGCCTGGCGTGGGTGCAGTTGACTGGTATATCAACGGCGTGGACATCTATAAGCTGCAGGACTGGTGCGTCAAGCATTGGCCATACAGCACTGGACTAGGCGCACCCAAGGGCTTTATCCATACCGGCATCCGTCAAGGCAGGCCGCGTCTCACTTGGCCTTATTAGACTGCCTGTGTAAGCCGCTACCAACGGCATGGCGATCACGTCTACGCGAGTATCGCCAGAGCTTTTGGAGATACGGATACCGTACAACAGCACCAAGGAAGAAGCAACCTTTCTACTGCTGTCGGACATCCACCTAGATAACCCAAAGTGCAACCGCAAGCTGCTGCTGCAGCACTTGGATGAGTGCAAGGCGATTGGCGGCCATGCTTTGATGTTTGGCGACGTGCTTTGCCTGATGCAAGGCAAAAAGGATCGGCGCGGCAGCAAGGGCGACATCAGGCCAGAGCATCTTGGCGGCAACTATTTTGATCTGGTGTTCCGCGAGTCAGCCGACCTGCTCCGGCCATACGGTGACATGATCCTGATGATGGGCGACGGCAACCACGAGACTGCCGTGCTCAACAATCAAGAGATCGACCCGCTAGAGAACGTGGTCAGGCTCATGCGCAACGATGGCGCGGTTACCGAACACATGGGATACCAGGGCTTTGTGCGGTTTGCGTTCCGGCAGTCAGCCGGCCGTACACGCCGCTGCACATTGTTCTTCCACCACGGCGCATGGGGCGGCATCGTCACCAAAGGCACCATGGGTGGCGGCCGCTACGCGCAGATCGCACCTGATGCAGACATCATGCTTAACGGCCACAACCACGAGCGCAGCATTGTGGCACACCCGTGCTACCGCATCGCAGAAAACGGCAAGGCATGGATTGAGCAGCGCTGGCACCTGCAAACCGGCACCTACAAGCAGGAGTTTGGCGCTACTGGTGGCTGGGCGATTGAGCGCATCGTAATGCCTAAGTCACTTGGCGGGATATGGCTAACGCTGCGGCCACGAGAGCGCGGCGGCGTTGACATCTCCTGCAGGCCAACCGTATGAGACAGTACGTCCTTGAGATTGAGTACACCATTGTGGTGGAATCTGAAGACGACGACCCAGAAGAGGTATCGGACAATTTCGTGGCGCGGCTCACTGAGCTAGCGCCGTCCAACGATCACGTCCTGGGCCTCACGGTTCAGGTGTTACCCATCCCGGAACTGCGTGGATCATTTGATTGATGGCTCCAACCTCGTATCAAAACGCAGCGCAAAGCATCAATTTAGACAGCAAATTTTTGAAGCATGGGGCCATACATGCGCGTATTGCGGCGCCCCGGCTGACACGCTAGACCATGTGAAGCCACGTCATAAAGGTGGCGCTACTGTTGCTTGCAATCTTGTACCGGCGTGCAAGAATTGCAACCGTAAGAAAGGCAGCGAGGAATGGCGCGAATGGTTTAGCCGTCAAGATTCGTGGTCTGTTGATCGCGTTCTAAAGATTCAGGATTGGTTGGTTGATTGAGCATCTGATGGTAAAAAATCAGTGCTTGCCACTGCTGCCTGTGCTCTCGGCACATACCGTTGAAGCAAACCCTCCATACATCCTGATAGCGGCTGATTGTTGGTTTCGACATGGCCAAGCGGGGTATTGCTTAATGGGTTGCTCATCAGCATACGAAGGCGGCTAATGCCACGACGCTCTAGGTTTTGCAGCTTGGTGCGGCTGACGCCTGTTTGTTGTTCAAGTTGCGCCCAGGTGACAGGCCGCGCAAGGTTTCTGGCATGGATTACCTGTTTGGTCAACGGGTCTAAGTATTTGTTAAAACAATCCATCAATTCGCGTATCTCTTGCCGGGTTTCTATCAGGTCATTGTCGTAGTTAGGGTCAGCAATGTTGTCACCGATGCATGTGGTCTCGGTGTCAGCAACACGCTGGTCTAGGCTTGTCACTTTATAGGTTTGCTTTAACAAGTATGACAGTTCTTCTACATCCATATCCAGTGCGTTAGATATTTCGCTCATGGTTGGCTGTCTGCCGATCTTATGGCTTAGATCCTGCATGGTGCGGTTTATCTTGTACAGCATCTCATGCAAACTGGTTGGCAGGCGAATTATGGAGTCATGCTGGATCAATGCCCGCGTAATGCCTTGCCTGATCCACCAATAGGCATAAGTTGAAAACTTGTAACCGCGTGACGGGTCGAATAGCTCAACCGCACGCGCAAGGCCGATATTGCCCTCTTGGATCAAGTCCATCAACTCAAGCGTCTTATTGCTGCGCTTGTCGTACTTGCGGGCTACATGGACTACAAGCTGCAGGTTGGACTTAATAAACCGTTGCCTAGCGCGTTCACCGCTTCGCAACTCGCGTTGCTCATCACGGGTTAGCTCCCTGTCGCATTGTCTTAATTCTTGCCATCTAATGACACGCCTGCCGAGTTGTATCTCTTGTTGCGGTGTCAGTAGTGGATATTTGGCGATACTGTTGAGGTAGTCTTTGATGCTGTCGGCCATGATGAATCCATTAGTTCACACAATGGAAGCACAGTTCCACGGCGCTGCCAACGCTAACATGTTGCGCCAGCTACATGCAGCAAAAGATTGGAATGCGTTACTTGAGTACAGCTTGCTACTGGCTGAGCAGGAGGCTAGCCAGCGCTCGCAGATTAAGTGGCTAGCTGCCGAGGCGATGCGCTCATGCAGCATCGAGCCTTGGCATTTGGCTGCGGCCGAGGAACTGCTTGGAGGCAGCCACTAGCTTGTCATTGTTGTAGTGCCCAACCTGCGCATAGCTCAGCGCTGGCTGCTGGCTCATGCGGAAAAACACCATCTGACCAATCTTGAGCCCTGGGTAAATGGGCAGCGGCTGCAGCTGACGGGCGTTTTTCAGCTCTAGCGTTAGCGTGCTGCCATTCCAGCCGGGATCGGCATAGCCGGCGTGGAGGTTCTCATAGCCCTCCCTAGCGCGGCTTGACTTCAGGAAGAACAGGCCGGCGATATCTTCCGGCATGTAAAAGGTCTCCACCGTCTGGGCCAGCACAAACTGACCAGGCACCAACTCGTATGGATGCTCCACGGTGTAACCGCTGATGTCAAGCGGAATCATCTGGTGCCCTTGGACCGATTCGAGCATGATCAGGTTGCCAAGCCGCAGGTCCAAGCTGGCAGGATTGATCAGCTCTGGGTCATGGCCCTGCACCATCCCCTGAGTGACGATCAGGTCTTCGATTTCGGTGTCAGATAGGATCATTGATGTCGATAACGTGTTTACCAGTGCAGTGCTTAGATGCTGACCATTTCAGGTCATACTTTGAAATTTGAATTTCTGCCGGTTGCTTGGTGTACCAGCGGTGATTACACCCATCGCAGCGGCGACGCCTAACAATCGTACCGTCAGCCAATTGATTGGTCATAACGACATACGTCTGCTGGCATGAGCAGCTAGGGCATCGGACTTGAACTGCTGGCACGTCTAACTCGGCTCATAGCATCGGACCTGAATTGCTTGCATGTATCTTCTAAATCTTGGGCAAGGACGGCAGCCGAACGCAGCAGCGTTGTAAGCGTCACCGGCTTCATGTCACGATCCGTCGCATAGCGAATGGCGTGCCTGAAGCCTTGACTGATGTTGCCGCCGCCGAGTTTGCGGGCAGCTTCAATCTCCTCGCGGCTCATGCGAATGTTCACCGTGTAGTTGCGACCGCGCTGCGTTGGTATGCGCGGGCTAGGCATTGCCCTCTAGCTCGGCAGCGATGGCGAGAAAATGAGCGCGAATGGCGTGATGTGCGGCGAACACGCCTGCATCAGCGTCGGTGTCACCTAATGGCGTGTTCATCTGCACCTGATCCGCAGCAGCTCGCAGAGCGGCGGCAATCGCGGGCAGGTAATGCCAGTCATCCGGCTTGCCGCTGGCGGCGCGGTTGAACTCCCAGAACACTTGTTGCGCGGCAGGGGAGAGGTTAGTCATCCAAGGCCTCCTCCATGTCGCGCTTTACCAAATCAGCAATGCGCTGCTGATACAGCCCGGTGTAGGTTTCGCAGGTGCGGCCATAGTGGTGATACAACCACTCCAAGTAGTCCTGCCGTTGCTGGTCAGCTATTGGGTTGTTCACTGATAAGCTCCATCAACTCAAGGACATGGGCCGCAAAGGCGGCATGGGTCATCACTGCATGGGTGCCAGGAGGGCGCCCGTAGGACGCCTCCCACCACTCCTTGAATGCAGCTTCAAGGCTGGTTTGGTTCATCAGAATGCAGACTCCTCGCTAGCAGCAGCAGCAGCACGCGGCAGGTATTCAAACCGGGTGACGTTCAGCACATGCTTAGAGCGCTTAGCGCCGCTCTCCTTATCCTGCCAGTCCTGACGGCGAATGCCGCCGGTAACCATGATGCTGTCGCCTTTTTTGCAGTTGTCGGCAATCATTTGACCGCCTTTACCCCAGACCTCTACGTCAATTGCATTGTTGATGTAGTTGCCATCTTTATCTTTGCCTTCCTGAATGCCTGCACCAAAGTTGCAAACACAAGTACCGGAATCAAAAAACTTAATTTGCGGCTCGCTAATAATGCGCACGACGCCGGAAGCATACAAACTCATGGGTTGATTGGTGTAATGGAATGGGTCTCTTCAAAGGCCAGTACATCAGGCAGGTTGTACCTGACGCGGGACTGGCCGAGTGGACATCCTAGCCTCGGGACTGTGTAATAGCTAGGTCCTTGGCCGCGTAATCGTTGAGACTTAATGCTGGACGGCTTGAGGCCCCAACGCTCGGCTAGTTGCTCAGTTGTCAGATAACTCATTCTCTTTTTCAAGCATTAGTTGCAAAAGTTGATCGTGCTGCTCTTGGCTGATCTCACCGGCTTCTAGCCGTGCCGCCATACGCGGTTGCAGGTCTTCTAGATCCTGCAGGGTTTTGGCCTTAGCGATGGCCGCCTTACCAGCGGTGAACGTCTTGCTGCTGTCTACCTTGGTGGTAGCAGGCAGCTTGACCTGCTCAGCTGGCGTGACCGTAACAGTCTCGGCTTGGTCCATTTCGTCGGTGCTGTACACACCAGACATGTCGGCAGGGAATGCCTTACGAAGCGCCAGCGCCTCAGAGCATTTGGCAATCATGGCGGCTGGCATTTTGGACCACAGCCCTTGGCCGGCGTTGTAGTCAGCAAAGCGGGCAACACCAATAAAAGGGTGTTGGCTGCCTTTGCGATGCACGATGGTCTTAGCTGCAGCGGGCGGCTTGCTGGAGAGCCATACGTCGCGCCATTCGCCTTCATCACCACACCAGTACGTCTCGCTGCCGTCTAGTTGTCCGGTGCGTTCGGCAATGGCACGCAAACCGTCAATGCCGGCCTGAATGGTCATCTTGCCGCCACGCTTGATGGCGTAAATCTGCTTGCTGAATGGGTCAAGGCCAGTGCGCTGGCACGCATAGGCGAACAGCCGCAGCTCATCATTGCTGCAGCCTGGCGCAATGGTGCTGCTAATAAGCTGCGTTTGCTCTGGGGTCCAAAGGGTGATAGCGGTTGACATCAGAACTCGATGGGTGATTGCTGGTTGGCATTAAGTGCCCAGCCGGGCAGGCTGAGCGTTTGGACTGAGGTGTCGCCGTAGCCGGGCCACATGTCAGCGGCCTTGCAGGTGGCGATCACGTCCAGTGCATTATCGCGCATGGTCCGCCCTAGTGCCATAGCGGCATGGTCCAGTTCGTAAACGGCGACCGCATACGGCGCAGTCTTTTCCACTGCGATAAACACAAACCGGCCAGCACCGTGCAAACCAGCGAGGTAATGCGCTGCCTGGACGTGGTAGGCGAAGGTCGCCACGCTACGCGCAAACGCTGCAGGGCTGGCGTCTTGGCATGTCTTCAGGTCAACGATGGTGCTGCCTTGATACCAGTCTGGGCGGCATTTGCAGCGCAGTCCTGTTGGCAGGTCATCCCACCAGAACGACTGCTCAGCCTTGCCATGAGCGAGCAGCGCTGATGCAGCAGGATGCCGTCGGACGCTATCGGCCATGCAGTTAGCGGTCAGCATGTCGCCGGCCGTTACGGCTTCGATGCCAGCAGTAGCCATCTGCTCAGCCTGTTCCTTGCCTGCTTTGGTGTTGCGTGGCCCGCAGACGCCATAGCGGGATGACAGCTCATCAGGCTCCAGCACGGCGCAATGCACCAAGCTGCCTAGCTTCATCGCTGCTGTCGGTTCAACCGGCAAGCGATGCGGGTCCAGATATCGCGCCCAATAGTGGTAAGGCGATTGCATTACCGCTTTGAGGTGACTGGCGCTGACGGCTGGGTCGGCGTGATAGTCGGCACTAGAGATGGTCATGCTTCCACCCCCTCGCGCAGTTTGCGGTGCAGCCGGCTGCTAGGGCCATAGGTTGCGTAAATCTCCGGGAATGCCAGCAGCAGGCGCTCGCGGTTGATCGGGTCAGCCTTGAGGCCGGCTTCAGCCAAGGCGGTAAAGAAGTTACCGGCATACTGCGCTGCAGTGATGAAAGTCCAGTAGCGGTCTGAGTCGGTCATAGAATTAACGCGGTGTGTTGAGGTGGGGCGGTTGGTGTGGCCGCCCCGTTTTCTTTACGCCAGTGCTAGACGGACGCGGTAACGGCTGATGTGCATGTGCTCCGCAATGCGGCGCTGCGTCCAGCCGTAGCCGCGCAGTCGCTTGGCGCGTTGCTCGGTTGACTCCGTTGCCCAGAGCAGAACCAGCAGTGGTAGCAGCAGCAAGGCGGTCAACAGGGCAATTGTGGTTGTCATGGTGTTAAAGCGGGTGGAATGGTGCCGGGATTGGGTGCGGCTCCCGGTTGGCCGCGTGGGTCAAGCCCCGGCAGGTCCCAGTCGATAGCCCGGAGAAAAGATCATGAACTCGTCATTCCAGCCCAGATCCTTCACCGTGACAGGCGCAGCGGTGTAGTAACCGATTGCAGAAACGGTGACGTGCACTTCGTCCCGGTCAACAACTGCGTAGTTGATGGGATTGCGCCAATCGGCAGGATCGGCAACCTTGGCAAAAGCAGCATCAAGCTGTGCCTCAGTAAACGGAGTACCAGTTTCCTGAAGGATCAGCATCTGAAGCGCAGCCTCCGGGCTGCCGAGTGGGGGTCTTGCCCCCTGATGCACATATCCTACACCATGTGCCGCCGTGGTCAAGCGTGGTGAGGGGAATGGATGAGGTCAGGTAACGCCCGACCCCCGAGGCGGCCGACCTGCGTCGTCGGCGGGACTATCTCCGGCCCCTGCATCCGGCTTATGGGTGATGGTCAGCCTTCGTCGCTGACAGGACTAACTCCGGGCCATGCATCCGGCTTGTGGCTGAAGTGATACTACCGCCCTGGTCACGCATGGTCAACCGTTGGGCATCCTCAACGCTGCGTGCCACGCCAGCAATGCCGCCGGCAGCTTGCACCGCATCAAGCCACTGCTGCTGCTCTGGCCTGAGCCTGCCGGTGGGTGTCTTGACCTCGATGCTGAGAAACACAGCCACCTGGGTGCCGACCATCTCAGGGGTGACGGTGACCGTCCGCCAGCCGATCAGGTCAGCACTGCCCTTGGCCAGGCCAAACTGCACAGGGCGGCCATGCTGGTCGCGCAGGGTGCCGGTGTTGTTGCGGAACACCTTAATATCACCGTGGCTGATGGCTAGCCGGATTTCCTGCTGGATGCGTTGCTCGCTCACCAATAACTCTTAAGTGCGTCTTGCAATGATAATCCTTTTTGCTTGTGCATTGTGCAAATATGATCAACAATTTCAAAGATTGCTTTAGATTCGCTTTCTATCCAACTCAAAGGCAATATAACAGACGTTCGTTTTCTATTTTCTGCAATTCTAGTCAACTGACACCTGCCGTCTGGATTAAGTTTTGTTTTTGCCATTGCTCTAATAACCCAACCACGTCCATGTGCTCGTTTAATTTTTAAGCGCAAATCTTCGACCCACTGCTCTTCCGTCGCAACTTGCGATTTGCGCCATTTCTGCAATTCTTCAATATCATTTTTAAGGCTGACCACAAGATCAACTAAGTCAGCAAGCTCAGATGCTGGTTCACTTGGCGTTGCAGCATTGTTACTTAAAAATGCTGCTAGCGCTTCATTTACGACATCACTTGCATCAATGTTTATCCCATTTTCCTGCTGTCTGTTGACATAAGACTTTAAGCGGTTTGCTGTCTCAGGCTGCACATACCAGGCGCGATTAACCCACGAATCGCGTTTGCTAGTTGCTGCTACTGTCATTTGACTTTGCTCCATTGTCCTTTGGTTTGACGGGCGGCCAGAACATGCTTTGCCCATGCCACCGGGTTTTTGTAGCCTCTTTGCTGACCTAGCGCAATGAGTTGTTGCAGAGTTTGCGCGTTGCCTTGTTCGCGGCGTTGCTGGCGTTGCAACTCCTGCAGCTCACCCTCGACCACCTTTAGCTCCCTGGCCTCCTGCGGGGCGAACACATGCCCGCAGTCAGGGCAGACCTGTGTGGCGCTCATGCTGGTAGCGAAGCACACCGGGCACACCTTGACGCTGGGCGCTTGCTCGCGGTCGCGCTTTTTGGCACCATCCAGTGTCCAGTCGCGGTCCTCAAGGTGATGCCCTAGCCTGAGCGTGTTGCCCACATGGTCCAGCACCACAGCGGTCTTGCCGTGGCTTGGCCTCAGGCAGCGGCCGATCATTTGCAAATGCAGGCTGACGCTCTGCGTTGGCCTGAGCAGGATGCAGCCGCCGACGCTGGGCACGTCTACGCCCTCGCCAATCAAGCTGCAACTGGTCAGCACCTTGATGCGGCCAGTGCCCAATGCTGTTAACAGGTCTCTGCGCTGGTCGGTGGTCATGGTGCCATCAATGCTGGCGGCTGGGATGCCCTGGGACATGAATAGCGCCGCAACCGCTTCGGCATGCGCCACTGAGCAGCAGAAGGCGATAGCTGTCTGCCCTGCCAGGTGCTTGCGGTAGTGGCTAACGCAGTCGCCCATGATGGTCCCGACGCGCTCCTCTGCTTGCTTGGCGTCAAAGTCGCCCATCTTCTTGCGCAGCCCGGCAGTGTCAAACCCCGGCGGTGCCAGCACGCGAGCATTGGCTAGGTAGCCGTTATCGGTCAGCCACGCAGCGCTGGGGCCCTGCACCATGGCCTCATAGTGGTCACCAAGCCCACGACCGTCACCACGGCATGGCGTCGCTGTCACTCCTAAAACGTGCGCTATTTGGAAATGGCGAATGACCGTCGCCCACTGGCCTGCATTGGTGTGGTGCGCCTCGTCCACCACCAAGAGCTGAAAGAACTCCCCCGGCAGCTTGTGCAGCCTCCGGGCAAGGGTCTGCACACTGGCCACCTGCACCGCATGGCTTAGGTCCATGTTGCGGCCTGCTGCGATGCGGCCATGCGTCACGCCCATAGCCGTAAGGCTGCGGCTGGCCTGGTCCAGCAGCTCTGCGCGGTGGACAAGTATGCAGACGCGGTTGCCTTTTTTGGCGGCGGACTGGGCGATATAGCTGAAGCACACCGTCTTGCCGCCGCCGGTTGGCAGCACTGCTAGCACTGTGCGCTTGCCGAGCTGGTACTGCAGGCGGATATCGGTGATGAGTTGTTGCTGGTAGGGGCGGAGGTTCATAATCCTCTAGCAAAAACTCCGTGCAACTGTTGAGATGCTTTGCAATAAGCGGCGTGAGCATCCTCTGCCGTATCAAAATATCCAAGATTCTTTTTTACGCCATTTGATTGTATTTGCGCATTCCATTTGTTTTTCGATTTTTTCCAGCTTACGCCTTTGTAGCCGCTGCTGCTATTTTTTGGAGCGCCGCGATTGCAGGCATTTTCTGTATTACTTGCCAACCGAAGATTAACAAATGAATTGTCACTTGGATTTGAATTAATGTGGTCAACATGAAAGTCGCCAGGGTCTTCTCCTGTCGCCAATAGCCAAGCCAGTCTTTGCGCTTGATATTTGCGGCCATTAATCCTGATGCGCTTGTATCCATTGGCATCAATACAACCAGCTTCGGCTCCTGCAGTTTTTCCTCCTGCAGCCTTTTTCCAAGAAAAAAATCCGGTTTCCTGATCGTACTGAATAAGTTCTGTAATCACCTCAAGAGGTGGTAATGGGACTGATTTGGTCATTGGCACTGCTGGTGGCCTTGCAACCTTAGCAAAAAGCGCTAGGCTGCGCAAGCCCACCGCTAAAACCCATGGAGCTAGCTCACCCGCTTTCGGTCCAGTTCACGGCTGAACAGCTTGCTTGGCTTGATGCCCGTCGCGTCGCTGGCTTGTCCCGTAGTGCCGTGCTGCGACTCGTAGTCGAGCAGGCCATGCGCCTTGACAAGCAAGGCCTGCTGCCTGCTACGGGACGCCGCGAGTCATGAGCAGTGACCTGTTGGCGCAGCTCATGAAGCTGCCACGTGACTGGTCTTATGTGCCAGTTGATGGCGAAAAACGGCCATACATCAAAGATTGGCAGGATGGCCACATCACTCGCGCTCAGCTTGGCAATGAGCTGAAGTCTGGCCGCGCCAAGGCAATTGGCGTTTGTTGCGGCACCCTTAGCGGTGGCCTGCTGTTCGTTGACCATGACGGCAAGTCCGCGTCGCGGCTGTTCGATGAATGGGGCATCCCGGTCAGCTCGTTGCCGCAGTCTTGGACCGTAACCAGTGGCCGCGACGGGCGGTTTCAGATCATTTACCAAGTGCCTCAGCAGTACTGGGCAGACATCCGCACTCGTAAGTACAAAACTGGCGTCATTGACAGCGAAGGCAAGCCCGAACAGGTTGAGCTGCGCTGGGATGGCTGCCAGTCCGTCATTGCCGGTGCGCACCCGTTGACCTCTGGCTATAGCTGGGTGCCAGGTCGATCGCCAAGCGATGTGGACATTGCTGAGGCACCGGCGGATTTGTTAGCGCGGATGCTACGGCAGCCTGTGCAGGCGCCGTTGCCGTTGATGACTGCTGCCGGCAGTGACGACACAGCGCGAGCGCGGTCATACCTCGAAGCGCTGCAACCCAGCCGCGCTGATGACTATGACCAGTGGCTTGAGGTGGGCATGGCACTACACAGCGTCGACGATGCCCTGCTGGCTGACTGGATCAACTGGTCAGCGCAGTCATCCAAGTTCAAGCCCGGTGACTGCGAACACAAGTGGCGCGGCTTCAAGTCTGGCGGTGGCATCACCCTTGGCACCCTTGGTCAACTGGCCAAGCAAGATGGTTGGCGCGGGCGGCAGCAACTTGAGCCTGTCCGCCGTGAGCGGCCTGCAAGCAAGCAGCCGCCGTCAGCGGTGAACCCGCAATTGCAGCCGATGAATGCTGCAGAGCTGCTCAACCTGCTGCGGCACGGCGACAGCGCCTACCGCTACAACACCTTCACCCAGCGCATTGAAGTAGACGGCGCTCCCATTGAAGGCGCCGAGCGGTTTTACCTCACCCTGGCAGAGATGGGTTACAAGGTCTCCAAGGAGGTTGCCCTGGACTGCATTGTGCAGGTGGCTAACGAGTCGCCTTATGACCCGGTTGTCGAGTACCTCGACCGCGTTGCCGCAACCGTTGCGCCTGCTTACATCGAAGCGCTGTCCACTGGCTACCTGCGACCTAGTGACACGCCAGGCACCATCTACGACGAAATGCTAAAGCGCACGCTCATCGGTGCAGTTGCACGTGCCTACAACCCTGGTTGCAAGCACGATACCGCTTGCGTGATCATGGGCGACCAAGGCGCTTACAAGTCATCATTCTGGAACTGCCTTGCCGGTGACTTCTTCAGTGATGCCTTAGGTGACATCAGCTCAAAAGATGACCTGATGGTATTACACCGCTCTTGGATTATGGAGTGGGCAGAGCTTGACCATGTAACCAATCGCAAGCACGCCGGTCAAGTCAAAGCGTTCCTATCGCAGGCGGTTGATATGTTCCGCGTGCCTTACGGCAAGTCAACTGAAGCATTCCCTAGGCGCGGAATCATTGTTGGCACGACTAACCGAACCACCGGCTTTTTGGTGGATGAAACTGGCAACCGGCGGTTCTGGGTCATACCCACAACCAAGACGCAGGCTGACCAAATTGACACCGCCGCGCTATTACTGGAGCGTGATGCAATATGGTCCGCCGCTGTTGCTGCATACCGCAATGGTGAGACCAGCAGGCTGCCTGCTGACATGGAACGCCTGCTTGCAAGCGAAAACGAATCTTACGTCGTGGACAATCCTTGGCAGGCTGAAATTGAAGCTTGGTTAAAGAAGAATCCACTTACGGACATTACCACTGAGAAGTTGCTCACCGATGCCATTAAAAAGCCCGTTGAACGCCAAAGCAGGGGTGATCAGATGCAAGTGGCGGACGTGCTCAAGCGGCTGGGTTACAGGCGTTACCGAGGCAGTATCGGCGGAAGCAGGGCTTACGTCTACCGGCGGTGATGTCCTACCTAGGTGGGGATGGTGTCCTACCTCAAAATCCCTGAGATCCTTTCTGGCGCAAGAGGTTTGGGGCAATCATCCCTACCTGCCAGTGTCCTACCTACTTCGCAGAATCCCCTACGCGCCCTTTCCTTCTCTTCTTTTTATTACTCTTTAAGAGTAGGAGAGGAAGGTAGGACGGATGCCGAGAACGCCTGCGCTGCATGGGAACTGCCCTGTCCCACTTCTGCCCTACCTGCGTTTTGGGTGGGACATGCCCTAATCTGCCGCCTTTGGAGCCCGCCTGATGCGTGAAGTCAAAGTCCGTTTTGAAGAGCCTGACCTGTT